GATAGGGCTAAGGTTATTCGATAGACTACATTAGAGACTAGTGTAGTGCATTGAATAACTTAATTAACCAATAGAGAGTATAGCAATGGCTACATTATACGTGTTACAAACAAGCGAGCAAGATACCTCTACCGGAGGCTTAGAGTTTACCTGCTTAGATAAAGCTGAAAGGGCGTATTTTGAAGCGCATTTTAGCTCGCCTAAAGATGGGGGATTCGCTAGCTTGATTGAAGTTTATGCTACCAATAAAACTGCTGTGGGGTATTCGCAGAAAACGATTCGCCAATATCAAACAGGCATCTATAACAACCGTTAAACCAACTATAACCAATAGAGAGAGTATAAGATTATGAGCAACGAGAAAAAATGGCAAGTACAGTTTAGAGACAATGCCGCAGAAC